AACTCCTTGGTCTCACGAATGTCAACAATAACACGTTCATCAAATTCAGAGTTTGCGACAGTCGTAGAATGAGTTTGACCGTGGTAGTTTGGTTCAAAATACACGGCGATACGCCCAGAATAAAACTCATTAGCAACAAGTTTAAATCTAAACTTGATAGCGCCTCGCCAAAACTGAAAGAGCGTGCTAAGGAAGCCGATTGGGGCAAAGACATAACCCGAACCGTACACTGTCGTATACAGTGAAGGATTAATGCCAAAAGTGAGCAGATTAGTTCCAACACCGCTCGATGAGGACCAGGCAAAGGATTTCTGGAAGGAATAAACCTTCTTAACAAAGTCGATAGACATTTCGTCAACCTTACGGATAGAATGTGGAGGTAATGAACAAACCTCATTTGTACTCATTCCAGCCAAAGGTTGGGCCATTGACGCACCGTCTACGTTTGGAACAAAACGCATCGGTGAAACCTTGTGCAGAACAGGGGGCGCTAAATTCGTAGGTTTCTCCCACCCGAAGATGTGAGACGCACGCTTCAGAATATCAGCACTCCATGAAACTGTTGATGCTAATGGTGTGAGCAAGGGAAACTCACCCAAGATGGTCGACGCGGAACTGACTTTACCAAGTGCCGCTTCTATAGGGCCAATACCGGCCGACTTCGCTTCGCGACGGGCACCAGACTGCGTAACAGTAGGTCCCGACAAACCAATATTCTTGAATGCGCCCCAAACAGTGTACCCAGCAGTGGTATCACCGCTCGCCGCATTCAAAGTAGAATACGGATACAAGAAAAACATTCCAACTCCGACAGGGTAACTCGACAAGTTCACCCAATACGGATATACATTTTCCCAAGGTATAACAAGCTCGACTGAGGTTTGTGATGCAATATCAATTTCGACGTGCGGTAGTTGGGTAATGTTCACCAACGTAGTGCCGTGGGACTTAACGTAAGCAGCGAAATTTGCAGAACCAATCGGAAGACCACCAGACGGAATCCATCCCATGATGTATCTGCCCGTTTGGAATCGAGTGGCGTTGACGTTCAACGTTAAAACTAAATCAGCTTTAATTCCGTAAATTCCTTGAAGTTTCGAAGACTTCACACCACCAGCAAGAAGAGCGAATGGATCTCCAGACAAAAGATAAGTGGAATCAGACGTTGTAAAAGAACCTGAAAACAAAACTGTTGGCCTTTCCAAAAAAGTAATAATAGAATCAGCACCAGGCACGTCCATAAAAGGGACGAGTGGTTGGCTGCTTACGCTGAGGGGTTCAGCGGTTACACCAAGAGTATCATCGGCAAACTGTGTAATGCCTTGAACCGTGTGGCCTTGAGAGGGGGTGACCTCATTCGGTCCAGCAGCAGTGGCAGTCACATTTCCGGAGGGAGAAGAAGATGACGAAGACATAATACGTTTAAAATGAAAGATTGTGTGTTGTGCTGTTTTGTGGTTTAAAAGGTCCATTGCACATTTTAACCTCTTGCGTTGTGGAATAGAAGAGAGGTCTTTCAAGACCGAACACGTTTCAGGCACGTGGAACCTCCTAAGTAATAAGTCTAGGATAGACTCTTATTAACTTTCGTATAATCACGCACAATTTACAGTCGAGTGGAGACTTTGCTTTTTCACGGGCGCGAGCCAGTCGTGGCAGAAAAAATCGTGCGGAAGTCTTCTGAAAAAGGGCGCCAATAACGGCCCTGGAACGCCTTCATCTTAGGCATCCATTCATTGAAAACTTCTTCACCGTGAAGAGACAATTCACGAAGCGCCGTATCTTGGTTCTGAACGGCAATCGTTTCATAGTCCTGGCCTTCACGAGACCACAACGGCATTTCGAGGACGACGTCGAGATCGAGAGGGCCCACGTATTTTCCGGAACGGAGCTTACGAAAACCGCGCTTCAGAACAGTACACTCTGAGAGCTTCGAAAACGTTGTACGAGCGGGACCCTTATCAACGTCAGTGTACTCATGTCCTTCAAATGCAACGGTTTCGGCGACGAAAGCAGGTGTAAAAGACTTAGCGTACAAAGGATGAAAGGCAAAAATGTTGTCATCACCAAGGTAAAACACATGAACATAATCAAAGAATTTTGGAAGACACGCAGGATCGCCATCATGAAGAACCATCCAACCAGTCATGAACATACGAAGGTTTGTGATACAGTTGATTTCGGAGGTAAGAGGCCAACCAGAAGGCATTCCTTCGTGGTATAACTCAAGAACGCTTCCAAACGCATGATACTGAGACACGACAATCTCAGTAAGAGCACGACGAACCTCAATATCAAGACGAGTTGGATTGTCGTAAAACGAATCAAGAAGGCGCATTGGAAAAAGGACGGATTCAGACATGTAGTGATGATCGAAAGCGGCATAATCGCCCGCTCCCACACTATCACCCCAGCAATCGAGGTGTTTCGCAATCACAGTCCAGTAATCAGCGTTCTTTTCATCATAGCCCTTCAAGATTGAATTTAACGGAGCGCCATCACAAAGTACGCGGATGGCGTCACCATAGAACATCTTGACAAGAACAACAACGAATTTTGGAGCAATGTTGATAAACCGAACTTTTTGGTCAACGGCTTTCTTCAACTTGATGCGTTCACCCTTCTCACAATCTTTGAAAGTGACGGCGGGAGTGCCACCACCTAGAGCAATGCGGCAGAAGGTGTTCACTTCTTCGACGAGTTCAGCAAATTTAGGACCTGGAAGGAACTTTCCAGTGACATCTACCGTCCAATAATCTTTTCCAGTAATGCCAAATGCACCATCAGGATAGCCAGTGGAAGTTTTATGGTCGATACCACCAAAATGAGTACCAGGCATTCCCATAATAGCTTCTTTCAAAGAAAGAGTACGAAGGGGAGTACCATCATGGAAGGAAAGATAATGAGTACGAAGAGCAGATGAAATTTCTTTGGGCCAACGCACATGACCACGAGAAAGGTGCCCAAACCGTTTCCTGTTCTTAGCAAAAACGAGAGGAGAAGGATCACTTTGAGTCGTTTTCCGTTCCGTATACGCAGGTCCGTCGCCATTCCATTCGAGGAGATTATTGACAACGTGCATGTCGCACACAGGCTCAAGGTTTCGGGTGATGTAATCGGCTTCCACATCACCATGATAATCACGGCGATGGGATTCAGTAAAAGTGTCAGGGAACTGGAATTCGTCACTTTCGGGGATAGTTTCTCCCCAATAACTCTTCATCCATTGTTGAGTAACAATTGAACCAAGAGAAACGCCAGTAGATTGGTTCCCAGCAATATGCATACCGAGAATACGACCAGCATAACGGTTTCCAGTGGCAACAAGAAGAGAACCACACAAACCCTTTCCGTTATTACAACGATAGGAAATGAGGTTCCTTCTGGATTCCATACGTCCGGCACTTTGGACATTTTGATGGACGACGCCAAAGAGATGACTTACCATCATCTTCTCCTCAGAATTGACAAG